CAAGCAACTGCTACAGTAACAGTATCTGTTGCAGGCACTGTAAATACTATTAGTATAGGTAATAGTGGATTTGGATACTTAACCACTCCAACAGTCACTATAGCAGGATCTGGAGGTGCTGATGAGCAATTTAGAGCACTTGGAATTGCAACGATTAGATCTACATCAGTCAAGACTGAAGGAACAGTTGGTATAGGATCTAGTGTTATCACTGGAATTACTACAACTAATATTGTTGTAGGAGATAGAGTGAGAATGAGTGTTGGATATAACAAACCATACAACTTCATACCTGCAGATATCTTTGTACAATCCATTGGATCTAATTCTCTAACTATGTCAGAGTCTGCCACAAATGTTGGCATTGCAACCTCTGTATTTGAATTTGGTAGAGAAAACTGCGGTATTGTAACTGGAATCGCAGTTACTTTTGGTGGTGGTGGATATTTGTCAGCTCCCACGATAACTATTTCTAACGAAGTATCTGAGAAAAATTATATTGAGCAGATTTCTGGTATTACTACTGCTACGGGAATTGCAACAGTAAGCACCGCTGGAACTATATCACATGTAAATATTCTTGATGCTGGTTATGGATATATAATCGAACCAGAAATAACTATTTCAGATGCTGAAGGATCTGGGTCTGGAAACTTTGTGTTTAATGAAACTGTTACTGGATCAGTAAGTGCTTCTACTGCAACAGTTAGAGTTTGGAATTCTGATGATAGTGTCCTTGAAGTTGCGTCTGTAACGGGAGAATTTATTCCAGGAGAAACTATTATAGGATCTACGTCAGGTGCTTCACACGAACTTAGAAGTCTTAATATCAATCCAACTGATGATGGTTTTGCAGACAATATTAATATAGAAATTGAAGCAGATTCTATTATAGACTTTAGTGAGCAAAACCCATTTGGAATACCATAAATAATATCACTCTTAGTATATCGTAATTCCATAAGGACAAACAATGTTTGAATATTTTTATAACGAAATTTTGAGGAGAACCATTGTATCTTTCGGTACTCTTTTTAATTCATTAACCATCAAACAAACTAATTCCTCCGATAATGTGATCAACACTATCAGGGTTCCTTTGTCGTATGGACCAACTCAAAAGTTTCTTGCAAGAATTGAACAGCAGTCAGATCTCAATAAAGCGACTGCAATTACATTACCAAGGATGGCATTTGAGTTTACTGGAATGACCTATGATTCAGCAAGAAAAGTAACAACAACACAACAATATACAGTAAAAGACCCAGATGATGGATCTGAGTCTAAAAAAATATATATGCCAGTTCCATATAATATGCAATTTGAACTGAGTATTATGACAAAACTAAATGATGATGCTCTACAAATTGTGGAACAAATTTTACCATACTTTCAACCAGCATATAATTTAACCGTTGAATTAGTTGATTCAATACAGGAGAAACGTGATATTCCAGTAATTCTTGAGAATATCACCATGCAAGATGATTATGATGGAGATTTTACAACAAGAAGAGTTCTTCTTTATACCTTAAGATTTACTGCAAAAACATATCTGTTTGGTCCTGCTACCTCTGCAACCAAGGATATTATCAAGAGATCTACCGTCAGTTATCTTACTGGAACAGATGTATCAAATGCAACAAGAGAACTCAGTTATTCTTCTGTTCCAAGGGCAACTAAAAGTTATACTGGAGATGCTGCCACTACTGTATCTGTGGATATTACCAAGACTAATAAAATAATTGAAGTTGAGAGTATAAGTGGTCTGACTGCCAAATCCTATATTGCTATTGATGATGAAGAACTATTCATTAAATCAATCGCTGGTAATAAACTCACTGTCTTGCGAGCACAAGATAAGACAACTGCAACAGAACATCTCAGGGGTGCAGAGATACATGTTATCAATGCTGCTGATAATGCATTAATTGAAGAGGGTGATGATTTTGGATTTAGTGGAACAATAACATGACAAGCAAATTTGATACTTTAAATGATGAATTCAATGTTAAAGGAGACATTGTGCAATCTGAAGTTGTTAGTGCTAAAATTGAAAAAGTGAAAGAAACTTCAGATGATATTAAAAAAGATTATGATTATACACGGGGTAATCTTTATAGTATAATTGAAAAAGGCCAAGAAGCAATCAATGGTATTTTAGAACTTGCACAGGAAAGCGAAATGCCTAGAGCATATGAAGTTGCAGGTCAATTAATTAAAAACGTTGCTGATGCCACAGATAAGTTAATGGATCTTCAGAAAAAACTGAAGGATGTTGAAGAAGAAAAACAATCTCGCGGGCCTTCTACTGTTAATAATGCACTCTTCGTTGGATCTACTGCAGAACTTGCGAAGATGCTAAAACAGGGGGCAAAAGAAGAGAATAAATAATAGAGACGGAGTTATATTAAACGTGGCATTAAAGAAGCCTGCAGATTTTTTTGGTAAGAATAAGAACGACTTTGACAAGATCAAGGATAATGTTTCTTTGGAAAAAATTGAAACAGTATCTGAGGCCTTTAGTGCTTTTAAAACTAACTTAAATCATATACAATCTATATCAGACTTTTCGCTTACGGTTGAGAACTTTAAGGAAAATGTTGATCGAGTTGAAAGTATTTCTAAAGAAATAGCAGAAGTAAAAGAAGATATTAGAGGACTGATCAATAAAGATGATCTGGATGAAGCAATGGTTGCTCATCTTCTTTTTGTTGAAGAATCTATCAAAAAAATTGAAGGAAGAATAAAGAGTGTTAATGGTGACACCATTGATAAAATAAAAGAAGATTTTACAAACCTTTCCCAGACTGTAGAAAATTTTGTAGATGTTGATATTCCAAGTTATAAGAAATTAGTATCAGAATCCGAAATTAGATTTGATACTAGATTTTCAAATTTTAAGGGTCTAGTAGAAGAAGACCTTGATGGTATTAGAGAAGATGTTAATAGAGAAGTAAACAGTGCCTTAGCAGATGTTGAGACAGTTAATAAAAATATAGTATCAGGATTAAAGAAAGACTTAAAGCGGACAACAAAAGATGTTAATGAGACTGTAAGTAATCTTGTTAATGAAGAGTTTCCAAAGTACAAAAAACTTTTTGCAGAAACTGAACTAAAGACTGAGCAGAGAGTTTCTGCTTATGATGAGGCGATTAATAAATTAAACTTAATGGTGAAAGAATTCACCGAAAATGAAATTCCAAAATATAGCAATCTATTAGTAGAAACTAAACTTAAATCCGAAAAAGAAGTAAAACAGTTAGAGAAAAATGTACTAGAAGAGGTTCAATCTCTGAAGGAAAAAATTGAAGTTCTTTCTAGTGACGTTACAGAAAAAACTTCCGATATTGATTCTTTAGTTGACACAAAGATTGAGGAACTACAATCTACTATTGATAACTCTAAACAAAAAATTGGAGAGATATCTAACGTTTATACTTCATTGTATAAAGATTTTAAAAATAGAGAAATTAATGAGAACAAGAAGTTAGAGGAATATTCTGGAGAACTTGATAAGTTTTCCAAGAAGTTTTCATTTTTTGAAGAAACTATTGCTGAAGATGTAAGAGAACTACAAAATGTGTTAGATATTGGTACAACAAAATACTACGATATTCTAAAAAATGAAGTGGGTGAATTTGAAGAAAATATGTCCAATCAGATTAAAGATTTAGAACTTAATTTAGTTGTTAATGAAAAGCATATTAAAAAACAAAATGAAAATATTGAGAGTATTAAAGAAGAAGTAAAAGATGTTATAGAGAGACTTCAAATCAATTCTATTGAGGAAAAGAATAAATCTTTATCAGAAAAAGTAGTTTATATTGAAAAAATTCTTACAGAGTTTAATGAGAAAGCATTATTAAAAGAAGATAATCCAACCCTGCCAGGAGATGCATCAACAAAAAATTCAGCAGACCCATTAACTCCTTTAGATCAAAATTTTGTAACCATCGATCAGTTACAAAGTCACTATAAACTTTTCATAAACAGAATTCAACAACAAATTGCTACTATTGGTGGTGGTGGTGCTGGATTCATTAAAGATCTGGATGATGTTACCTTTGACCAAACCACGGGAACTAATGAACTGCTCATCTATAATGGGGCAAAGTGGGTTGGTATTGCTAGCACCGCACTTAGTGGAACAACACAACTTACAAGTTTAACAGATGTTGATGCTAGTAATGTTGGTGATGGTAGATTTTTAAGGTATGATGCTTCTACTCAAGAGTTTACATTTGCACCAGTATCGGCTACTAATCTTGAATTAATTGCTGGAGATATACAATCAGGCATTCTTACTACAACCAGTACCAGTGCTGCTGTGGTTATGTCTATAAGTGCATCTACATATAGATCTGCAAACTATCAGGTTCAGGTTACAAGAGGAAGTAATTATAATATGTCAACCATTAACATTATTCATGATGGAACTAATACATATCAGGCTGAGTATGGCATAATCAATCAACCAATTGGAGTTGCTACATTCTCATCTGATATTAGTGGTGGAGCACTTAGATTAATTGGTCATCCAACATTCTCATCAGAAACTACTTTTAAAGTCATCTTTAGTGCATTACAAGTATGAAAACGTTCAAGCAGTTTCAAGAGTCTTGGTCTAATAAATATAAAAAGAGTATTGACTGCTCCAATCCAAAAGGATTCTCACAAAAGGCACATTGTGCTGGTCGTAAAAAAAGACTAAGAAAATGAACGAAGAGAAAAAGAACGGTCGCTGTCCTGCTGGTCAGTATTACTGCTACACTGATGAAAAGTGTAAACCCATTCCTAAGGGTTATAAAATGGTAGGTCGTTCTGGTTATCTTCGCAAAGAAACTGGACATTCAATAGATGATGACAAGAAAAATGGTAATGGTAATAGTAATGGTAATGGTAATGGCGCTAACGGGTCTAATGGTGGCAATGGTGGATCCAACGGAGGATCAGTGAGTGAATCGAAAAGTGGTGATAGTTCTTTGCGTGACTGGTTTGGCAAGAGTAAGTCTTCTGATGG